GACTCGGGATCGCGCCACAACAATTATTAGAGCTAGATGAAGTGATGCTAAAGAACCTGATCAAGGTTCTACAGGATGAAGCGAAGGAGATGAGAGATGCCAGCAACAGTAAAAGGCGGCGTTGAACTTCGCAAGGCACTTCGTAACTATGCTCCAGAATTAGGCAAAGAAACACAAAAGGAAATTACCAACATCCTTAAGCCTGTTGTCAAAGAGGCTCGAGGATTTGTCACAGGTTCGCCATTGAGCAACTGGGCGCGTGAGGGTGGCAAGTTTCCTGTGTTTAATGCATCTATTGTAAAGCGCGGCATTGGGTACAAAACAACCCCATCTAAACCTAATCGTAAAGGCTTTACTGCATTAGCTCAGATTCGCAATCGTTCTGCTGCTGGTGCTATTTATGAAACAGCAGGTCGCAGAGCGCCTAGCACTAAGCCATCTGCTCGCCCTAACTTTGCAGAATCAATGGGGCCACTTACAGGCTCTGGCAAGAATCGTGGACGTTTAATTTATCGTGCGTGGGAGAATGACCAAGGCAACGCTACAAAGGCTGTACTTAAGGCCATAGATACCGCAGGTAAGAAGTTTAACGCGACAGTAGGGAAGCGATAATGGCCAATGTAGTAATTGATATTGCAGCCCAGTACACAGGCAATAAGGCGTTCAAACAAGCTGAAACAGCGACACAGAAGCTTGAAAAGTCAGTAGGAAGATTAGGCAAGCAACTACTTGGAGTCTTTGCTGCTTCTAAAGTTTTGGCATTTGGTAAGAATGCGGCTAAAGCATTTGCAGCTGATGAGAAGGCTGCACGATCTCTTTCTTTAGCTTTAGCAAACACAGGCAATGCCTTTGCTTCCATCGAGGTTGAAAAATTTATTGCAGACTTACAACGCGCTACAGGTGTCCTCGATGACAATTTGAGGCCCGCGTTTAGAACCCTATTGACAGCCACAGGCGATGTTAAGAAGTCACAAGATGGCTTAGCCTTAGCGCTAGACATTGCAGCAGGTACAGGCAAAGATTTAGGCGCTGTATCTATGGCGCTTGCAAAGGCTTATGGTGGTCAGACCACAGCTCTTAGCCGTCTAGGTGCAGGCTTATCTAAAGCCACTCTCGCATCTGGCGATTTAGATTTAATTACTAGTGAACTATCTAAGAAGTTCTCTGGTCAGGCGTTAGCCGCTGCCGAAGGTTATTCAGGATCAATGGCTCGCCTAGCAGTTGCATCAGAGAACGCTAAAGAGATTATTGGTAAAGACTTACTTGATGCTATGCAGCTTATTGCTGGCGAAGAAGGTATCGGCGGAGCGACTACAGCAATGGAAGGTTTTGCCACTCAGATTGGTAATGTCATCTATGGCATAGGAGTTCTTACAGCCAAACTTAAATCATTGCCAATTCTCAAGGATGTCTTTGGGGCTTTTGCCGATGTTTCTAAATACAACATTATTGGATTATTAGGTCAGTTAGGCTCATCTACTAAAGCCAGAAGCGCAGGTACTCCAGCCCAATCCCCAGCAGAGCGCATGGCTATTGATAAAGCCGCTAGGGATGCAATCAAACTTCAAAAGAAACAAAACGATTTAAAGAAGATTGACAATGACAATACGACTCGTAAGTTAGTCCTTTCAGGCGATCAGTTAGCATTACAGGAATTAGAGAAGAAATTTGACGTAGAGCGCATTGGATTATTTGCAGCTTTGAATCAGGCAACAGATAGCGAAACACAGATGCGATTGAAGTCGCTTATTGCTATCCATGACCAGAACGCAGCCCTTGCAGGTCAGATTATGAAAACCAATTCAGCGGCTGACGCTATGGAAAACTTTGGCAAAGCCATGTTTGGCGCATTAGATGTGATGCTGAACTTTGGCAAGTTTGCTCTCGGTGAGCGCGATACATTAAGAGCGATGGGAATAGGCGTTACACCAACACCACAAGGCTTCCAAGCCTTTACACCTGCTCCAGGGGGCATTGAAGGCTTTGGTAGCGGCATGACCAATCTTGGCCAGAACAACTATGGCGGTCTAGCAGGTGCAGGACAAGCTGGCGGTGGCGGTGCGCCTGTGGTCAATGTTGTCATTCAAGGCTCAGTCACAACAGAGCGCGATTTAGTATCAGCAATTACTCAAGGTATTTACAATAATCAGGCTTCTGGTATTCCGATTAACTATAGTACGGCGTACTAATGGCATTACCAGCAACCCTTTCAGTCAAGATAAATCTATCGGGTGGAGCGTCATTTGGTAACCCATTTATCTTGGGCACTTCACAGTTAGGCTTTGCTGAACTCGCTTCTGCCATTCCAGTTATAGTTGATGTTTCTTCACAGACTCTCAACATCTCAACTCGTAGAGGGCGCAACCTTTTACAGGATCAATACGAAGCAGGGTCAGCGACTATCCGCATCGTTGATCCCAATGGTGACTTTAATCCACAAAACACAGCTAGTCCTTACTTTGGCCTATTACAGCCTCTTAGAAAGATACAGGCATCTGCAATCTATGGCGGCGTAACCTATGGGCTATTTGGTGGCTACATCACAGAGTTTCGCTATACCTATCCAACAGGGCAAGAAACAGGCTATTGCACGTTTATCTGCTATGACGCTTTCCGCTTGATGTATAACTCTAATGTCACAACAGTTACAGGCGGCACAGCAGGGCAGACAACTGCACAGCGCGTTCAATCTATTCTGACAATGATTGCATGGCCTCCAGCATTTACCAGCATTGGCACAGGCGCTACAACATGCGTAGCCGATCCTGGCACAACTCGCACAGTTCTAGAAGCAATCCATACTGCTGAGTTCACAGAGCAGGGCGCGTTCTACATCGATGAGAATGGCGTAGCAACCTTTAAGGGCAGACAATTCGTGGTGGATGCCCAAGCTGCTAGCCCTACAGTATTTAACCAAACTGGCACAGGCATTAACTACGCAGGAATTACCTTTGCACTCGATGACAAGACAATCGTCAACAAAGCAACTGTGACCCGAATTGGTGGCACAGCTCAGACTTACTCAGATGCGACATCTATTGCCCAATACTTCACACGATCTATTACAGCTACAGATATGCTGATGCAGACAGATGCCAACGCACTAGCCCTAGCAACTGCCTATGTCGATTCGCGTAAGGAAACTTCTATTCGCATTGAAACCATAACTTTAGACTTGGTAACTCCTAACTATGCTTCTGGAGTTTTAGCAGGTTTAAGTCTCGAGTTCTTTGACACAGTAGATATCACCAATGAGCAACCTGGTGGATCAACTATCCAAAAGAAGCTACAGATTCAGGGCATAGCCCACACAATCACCCCTAACACATGGGTGACCACTTTTGCTACGCAGGAGCCTTTACTCGATGTTATGTACTAGAATTGACCCTATGAAAGAGGTGTGCTAATGGCTGTTGGATTCCCACTTAAAACGACCTATGCGAATGGAGATGTCTATTCCGCATCGGATGTTAATGATACTAATGGCACTCTCAACCTTCTTGGTTCCAGCGTTGCTTACACAGCAGGCAAGAACATCATCATCAACGGCAACTTTGACTTTTGGCAAAGAGGCACAACCTATGCTGCTATTCCAAACCTAATTATTCTTGCAGACCGATTTAAGACATCCCTTGCTGGTACAAGCGTAAACGCTACTTATTCAAGAGATACAAATGTTCCTAACACAGTTTCTTTATATTCAGCAAAATTACAACAATTAACATCATCTGCGACAAGCGTTACAGAGTTCGGGTTATTTCAAATACTAGAGGCACAAAACACTTTTCCATTACTAGGCAAAACAGTAACCCTCTCCTTTTGGTATCGCTCAAATAAGACTGGCAATCACTATGCTCGCTTATTCTGTAATCAAACAGGCGGCACAGATGTAACTACTGCCTTTACAGTAAGTGCCGCTAATACTTGGGAAAAGAAAACAATTACTTTCTCATCCTTTGCAGGTGCTACGGCAATCTCTACAGCCCCTACTGATAGCGGTGGCGGCATCCAAATAGGATTAAATCTTTATCCAAATGCAAGTATTACTGTTGCAGCAAATGACTATTTCCAAATTGCGCAGGTTCAATTAGAACAGGGTTCGACTGCGACCGCTTTTCAACGCGCTGGTGGAACTATTCAAGGCGAATTGGCTGCTTGCCAAAGGTATTACGAAAAGTCTATAAATCTAGCAACAACACCAGGAACAACTAGCACTGGCGAATGGTGGTTTCCTAATGGAACTATCGCCAATGGTGAAACTTATCATTTAATCAATTTTGCAGTCACAAAAAGAACTGACCCAACAGTCACCACTTATTCTTATTCTGGAACAAGTGGCAGAGCCGCTAACGATAGCGGTACAAATTATGGAGCAGATAGTGCAAATGTGTGGCGTGCTTATGAAACTTATGCCATTGTAAAAAACAACTCAGGTTCATCAATGACAGTAACTTCAGTTCGCTGGGTTTACTGCAACTGGACAGCATCGGCGGAACTCTAAATGAAATATACATATGAATTACAAGAAGAAGGTTTCACTGTAAAGCGCACCGATGAAAACGGTGATGTTGCTTATATTCCAGTAAATGAATCTAATTCGGATTATAAAGAATACTTAGTGAGCCTTGAAGATGAAGCCCCTACTCTGTAAAGCAGGGCAGCAACTTCGTGAGCAGATTGATGATTCATTTCCTGACCGCGATAGAAAGTCCGATGGTTGGATAGGCGATGCCAAGCACTCCAATCGTAAGAGTGACCACAATCCCGATCCGTCTAACGGAATCGTCAGGGCTATTGATGTGGATAAGGACTTCGACTCACGCCCCAGCACAGGTGCTTATCTTGCCGACCAAATACGCCTATGTGCCAAGAAGGACAAACGAATCTCTTATGTCATCTTCGCAGGTCGAATTGCCTCATCTAAGTCATTTTGGCGTTGGCGTTCTTACAATGGGGTTAATCGCCACGATCATCACATTCATATCAGCTTTACCAAAAAGGGTGACAAAGATTCTTCGTTCTTCCAAATCCCAATGCTAGGAGCAAACACATGAACATGAAAAACCCACTCATCCTTACAGCTGGTGCTTTCCTATCAGCTTGGGCTGCAAGCAACTTCGATGTAGATTACAGAGCAATTCTTTGGGCTGTGCTTGCTGGTGTATTCGGATATGCGACCCCTAAAAAATGACACAACAAGACTTCTTCACTCTCTACATTGCAACGATTTCCATCATTGGCGGTCTGGCTGGTTACGTCATCACACATTTATTGGGAGAAATTAAACGACTCAATTCGCGTGTCGATGAAATTTATAACATCCTTCTAGAGCGATAATTTTTGTCATGGCAAGAAAAGCAACTAAGAAGCTAGTGGATGAAGGCTATTCCAAACTAGATGCGTGGGCTATCGGCGTACATGAAATGTATCGCTCGTTACGCAGAGCAGGTTTCACAGTTGATTTGGCGCTTGCCATCATAGTTGAGAAGAACAGTTATCCAGATTGGATACTGCCATCCCCAATTAACCCAAATATCCCAGAGCCAGACTGGTATGACGATGAGGATGAATGAAAAGAACTGTTGTAGTTCCAGACTTACAAGTTCCCTATCACGATCCAGTAGCAGTTAAAAATGTTGCAAGTTTTATTAAAGCGTTTCGCCCCGATTCTGTCGTTACTCTCGGAGATGAAATCGATCTCCCACAAATCTCACGTTGGACAGAGAACACGCCAGGCTGGTACGAACAGACACTAGCTGCTGACAGAGATGAAGCAGTAGAAGTTCTTTGGTCATTAGTTGAGCATTCTAAAGAGGCTCACATGATCCGCAGCAATCACACAGACAGACTTTACAATGTAACGATGAAGAAGATTCCTGCATTCTTGGCATTGCCAGAGTTGCGCTTTGAGAAGTTTATGAAACTCGATGAACTAGGAATTACCTATCACAAGAAACCTTACGCCATCGCTAAGGGCATTGTGGCAGTACATGGGGATGAGGGAAGCGTAAAGCCTACACCTGGTCTTACAGCCCTTGACGCGGCTCGTAGGCAGGGCATTAGCGTTATATGTGGACACACTCACAGGGCAGGTCAATCAGCCTTTACAGAGGCCTCTGGAGGCCGTATAGGGCGTATTCTAAGGGGATGGGAAGCAGGGCATCTTATGGATGTCAGACAGGCTCATTACACTAAAGGCACGATGAACTGGCAACAGGCGTTCATTATCATTGAGGAAATTGGTACAAACGTGCAGGTCAGCATCATTAACCTTGAGAAGGATGGTACTTTCGTTGTGTCAGGTAAGAGATATGGGCGCGCTCGTTAATGACGTGCGAACAGATATTGATGATCAGATGGATGCGTCAGAATTATTGCCGTTTCGTTATTGAAATGTACTTGACGGACCCCAATTAAATGCGACACTAATCCTGTACCCAATCAAGGGCATTGGGGCAGTTAGGGCAAATGATGAACTCATTAACAATCCTCACAGTAGTTGGAATAGCAGTAGCGCTGTACTTTGCTTTTAGATGGGGTCAGGAAACTGGCTACAATGAAGGCCTAGTCGATGGTCGCAAAGCTGTACGCAAGTACTACGAGCAGGTGGGTAAGTGAAAGCCACAGAAGCGCTCATACATGCAATCGACATCATGCAAGATCGTGGCAAGGTCTATGGTCATCCGCGAATCAATCAAGGTCGGATATCTCAAAGGCTATCCAATCTATTCGATTTCCCAGTCACAGATGCTCAAGCTGCACTTGCAATGGTCGAGGTTAAACTCGCCAGAATCACAGAAACGCCAGGACACACAGATTCTTACATCGATGCAATAGCGTATCTGGCAATAGCACTGCAACTTCAAACAGAGGATGACGAACTTTATGTTTAATTTAGAAGATTATGAAACAGTAGAAGTAAGGCTTGAGAAGTTCATTAAGGACTTCCCAGATTTCCGTGTTGAAACGGAGTTAGTGAGTTTCTTGAATGACAGATACATTGTTAAAGCATGGATTTATCGTACTTTCGCTGATAGCACGCCGTTCTCCAGCGGGCTCGCTGAGGAAACGATTAGCAGTAGAGGCGTTAATGCAACTAGCGCACTGGAAAACTGTGAAACTAGCGCGATCGGCAGAGCGCTTGCGAACGCTGGTTATGCAAGCAAGGGTAAGCGACCAAGTAAATCAGAAATGGTTAAGGTCGCAAGAACAAAGTTCTCAGAGCCAGCAAAAGAATATATCCCTGTCGTAAATGAAGCTGATCCATGGACAATCAAGACAGTTGCAGCACCAAGCACGTCAGCAGAAGCAGTTGCTGTAGTTAAGGACATTATAGGCGGCACAACTGACAAGGATGTTCCACGATGCCCACATGGTGAGATGCACTGGGCGCATGGAATGACAAAGGCGAACAAGCCTTGGGGTCACTTCAAGTGCATGGCAGCAGCTACTGGCGAGATGAACAGATGTCCAAAGGGTGAAGATGTTATTTGGTATGAGATAAGTCCAGAAGGAAACTGGCGACCACAGAAAGTTAGGGCATAACATGGGTGAAATGGTAATCTTTGATGATGGCACAGCAACCATCATGGGCGGAGAGCTCGAAGAACCGCAGGATATTGTTATCTATTGCGATCTTTGCAATGAGCCTGTGGCTATTACTCCAGAGTTTAATGACAAAGTGTTTCTTACCTGTATGAGATGTCATGCCGTTAGCCATATAGCCTTAAAGACATCCAAAGAGGCCAATGACGAATCACCGCAGGAATAGAGGATTAGCGACTGAACGCTTAGTAGCTGACTACTTGAGGGGGTGGTGGCACTACGCTACAGTCGGTCGAGGGGCTGATCCGTCTGGTGACATTGTTAATCTTCCATTTGATGTGGAAGTTAAAGGTGTTGCTAAGTTCCAGCCTCTAGCATGGCTTCGCCAGAGCAAGGCAAGAACAACTAAGAGTGGGAAACTTGGGGTAGTTGTTCTTCGCTGTAATGGTCAAGGGACATTAGTGTCTGAGTATGCGGCACTATTACCATTACACGCTCTGGTGGAGCTACTGCTTAGAGCAGGTTATGACAAGATTCCT